CTTCCAGGCACATCTTATTTGATAGCCGCACAAAGTGGCGTTGGTAAAAGTACTTTTATGTTATACTCCTTTATATATAAACCGTTAAAAGAATATATGAATGGAGTATCTACATTTAGAGATCCATATTTTATCATGTTTAATTTGGAGATGACTCAAGAACAAATTTATGCTAAACTGGTTTCTATGTATATATTTGAAAAATATGGTGTTTCAATAACGTATAAGGAGTTATTCTCCAGAGGACATGATTGCAGATTATCTGATGAACATCTTGAATTAGTTAAGTCTTGTACTCCGTTCTTGAATCTATTAGATGAAAGGATTATATTTCATAGTGGTACTCTAAACGCTGAGAAGTATAAAAAGACTGTGTTAGAAGACTTAGAAAAATTCGGTACTTTTACTCCTGTGCATTATATACCTAATAACGAAAATCAAATAATTTCTGTTATTATCGATCATATGTCTCTTGTAAGAGCTAGTACAGGTAAAAGTAAGAAGGAGGAAATGGACTTATTATCTTCATATTCTGTTTCTTTAAGAAATAAGTATAAAATAAGTCCAATTCATATTATGCAGTTTAATAGAAATGCGAACAATTCTGAGAGATTAAGGCAGGGGCAACAAGAGCCCGACGCTTCTGATTTTAAGGATTCAGCTGCTATGTATGAAGATTCACAAGTAGTATTAGCACTACATTCTCCTCTTAAATTTAAATTAGCTAGTTATAAAGGATATAATATGAAGGAAATAGGACATAATTATCTGGCTTGTATTCTTTTAAAATCAAGATTTGGTACTTCCGATATAATAGACCATGTCGGATTTTATGGAGAGTGTGGATGGTTTAAGGAGCTTCCTAAACCTGAAGAGATTATGGACTATGAAATTTATAAAAATCCTAGTTGGACACTAAAACAAGATACTATCAAAACAACAGATACTCCTAAAGCAACTTTTAAATTATAAATTAATGGATTTACCTTTAAAGAAATTGCCTAAAGTAACTCAAGATCCTAAAAATTTAATATTATATGGCGTTCCTAAAATTGGAAAGACTTCTTTGTTAGCTACTTTGGAAGATAATCTTATTATAGATTTAGAAGAAGGTTCTGATTATGTGGAAGCTATGAAAGTAAAAATTACTACCATTAAGGAGCTTAATGAGTTGTGTAAGGCTATTAAGGAAGCATCATATCCTTATAAGTTTATAACAATTGATACAGTTACTGCATTAGAGGAATTTGCCAAACCTCTTGCCCTTAAAATGTATAAAGAGTCTCCTCTTGGTTCGAATTTTAATGATAATGATGTCCTTCATGCTCCTCATGGAGCAGGCTATGGTTTCCTCAGAGAAGCTATGCAGAAAATTATTGAAAAACTTGCTATGTGTGCACCTAATATTATATTGGTAGGGCATGTTAAAGACAAGGCTATTGTTACTATGGGAGAAACCCAGGACAGTAATATTAAAGAGTTGGATTTAACAGGTAAAACTGGCAGGATATTAGCAGCTAAAAGTGATGCAATTGGATTCGTATTTAGAGACGAAAACAGTAATTTATGTATAAATTTTGAAACAAATGGTGACGCTACGGCAGGAGCCAGACCCGAGCATTTAGCTAATAAGAAAATTATAGTGGCTGAGTTGCAGCCAGACGGATCGTTTGTTTCACATTGGGAAAGAATTTATCCATCATTGAAGAAATGAAAATTAAAATAACAACTCTTGCAGAAGTAGGAAAGGATAATACTTTTAAAGTATTATCTACTACTTCTGAAATATTAGAAGAAATAGAAACTAGCACTAAACCTTTATTAATATTACGAGATAACAAATATGAGTTAAATAGTGCAGCTATGGAATTATTAAATGCTACCTATGGAGATAGATTAAATATCGAATATTCTCAAATAGATGGCTTTATGTATCCTGTAATATGTAGGTCAGAAGATGCTGGTAATAAGCTTACTAAAAGTAAAACAGTAAGTTATAGAGGTACAGCAAATGAAGTATTGTCTAAATATGGTACTGAATTTACTATTGAATATTATGATGGTACTTTCTTTAAGTTAGTCAGTAAAGATGCTGAACCTATAGTAGCGGAAGACGAACATATAGAACTTCCAAGTGCTGACGAAGAAATAGATATAGATGAAAAAGAAAGTTCTGACGAATTAGACGACTGGTTAGCAGAGTTTGATAAGAGTACAGAACTGAAGGATATAAATTTTGAATCATTAATTAATTAAGTATGAAGTTTAATATTTCAAATGCAAACACTACAGCGGTCCAAAGAATCGCTCCTTTTACAATCTCTAAAGTTGCCTTCAAAGGTATTGAAGCCAAAGAAGGAAAGTCTAAGGAAGGCCGCGAGTGGAAAGCTTTTCAGATAAAATTTGACGGAGAGTCTGGAGTATTTGACACTATGTTCTTCTGTCCTGATGCCAAGGGCGAAGAAAGAATGTCTGGCGACACTGGAACTTATAAGTGGGTTATGCCTTCTGCTATGGAGCAACTTATCTTTAATGTAGCCCATTTCTTATCTGTAGTGGCACCAGAAAACTATGAGAAGATTAAGGGCAAATTAAATTTGGAATTGCCAGCCGAATTTGATAAGCTTGTCGAGGTTCTTGTTAAGGCTACTAATTCTAGTATCGATAAGGAATTCTATATCAAGGTAGTTGCCAATAATAAGGGCTATGCTTCTCTACCAAATTCTGTTCAAATTAATACTAAGACAGACGAAGCTTTCTTTAGCAATAACTGGATTAGTGCAAATGAGTCTGAACTTAAGTTTACAGCTCGCGAACTTAAAGCAAAAGATGCTCTCGCTAACACTAGACCAACTGTTATGCCTGACGACTTAGAAGACGATTCTAAGGCTGATGATACAGATGATTTAGAGTTGGACGATCTTTAATAATTTAGTAAATTTGTAGTTCTAATAGGAAATAATAGTTATGGCAATATTTAGATTAGAACCTACAATTACTAAAGAATATTTGTTAAGTAAGTATTCTCAAGAGACTTATCTTAATTACTACCTGGGAGTCCCTGTACGGAAAGGATTATTTGTTTCTCCTTTAAGGGATGACAAAAATCCGACGTGTTCTTTTTATAAAAATAAAAAAGGCGATATCATATTTAAGGATTTTGGCTCGGATATGCGAGGCAATTTTATAAATGTTGTGATGTTTAAATACAATTGCTCGTATCATGAAGCTCTTAAAATCATAGGAAATGATTTTGGATTCATACATACTGATAGGCCTAGAACAAGAAAAGTCATAAAAGTAAGCGAAGACAGATTTGAGGAAACTCAAGAAGCTGTTATACAAGTTGAAATAAAAGACTTTTCTACAGAAGAACTCAAATGGTGGAACCAATTCGGTGTTACTGAG